TCAGTCATTGTTTGGCTCCTTAACACCGATATATCCAGAGTTGTCTTTGATATATTTATCAACAAATGTTTGAAGAATAGCTTTGATAGATGTGTCTTTCTTGATCGCTATAAGCTTGAAATCTTTGTGTGTTGCGTTGTCTACTACTAAGTTTAAAACCTTCATGATTAAATTCTCCTTATGGTTAAATGATAAATTGTAAGAATTAAAGGTGGTTTGTCAAGAAGGAAAGAAAATTATATACATTTATTTTATTTAAGGAATGGTGGTGCCTTTGAAATATAGATGTTCCTATTGAATAAGGACTTATGACTTTTAACTTGCTATTTCGATATCTATATCAATTTGGTTAACCTCTTATGCAGTAAGGGTTTACGTATGAATTGTCTATTTCAAAAGTATTGATCGACAGTTTGGTTCCATCGGGTATAATTAAGCTGCCAGCGAAAAAAGAACAGCATCACAGAACATAAGGCTCCAGGAAGAAAGTAAGTATGGCCCAAGCCTTGATGGGCTTTCAATGCTCTTAGATGGGCAATGGAGAGCAAAATAGGTCCACGGGCCTGTCGGAAACCCCCCAAAAGAAATTTAAAAAAACCCAATTTCCTCCTTGACGGCTCCACTTCTCTATGCTATTTATTAATAATAGTCGCAAGTTGTTTACTCATAACGACTTAGAAAGAGACACTGATGGAGCCTCTCGACTTGAATAACATTGGGCCTGCGGATCTACAAAAGGCCAAGCTCTGGACGAAGTATCAAGAGCTGCGTGACAAGTATCTTAAAGCGAAAGAAACTCCAAACAATGCCCGAGTTAAAACCCTTGAAGACTTGAGGCCTGAGCTGGAACAATTATTCTCTAAGCCCAAGCCCAAGCGCAAACCCAAAGCCAAAAAGAAAACTTCAACACTCAATTCATCATCTTCTGCTGGCAATAAACCCTCCGTTCCATCCTCAAGGGGCGGAGGGAATTGTCTTGAAGAGCACCGAACCCCTTCCGAACCCGTTTGTGAATGGGAAGCACTCGGTGGAGAGTTCTTGGACCGGGAAGCTCCTATAGTTGAAGTTATCATGTATGTAGCCAAATACTTAGCTACGCCGGAGAACATGGTCAAGATTTCCGATGCTCCCAGCCCTGAAGCTTGGGGTATGCTGCAAAGCTATCGATCTTCACAAGCAAGAATGGATGATTTCTGGGATAAAGTATATCCAAAGCTCATGCCTTCAAAGGCACAACTTGAGAAGACTAAGGTACTTACGTCATTAGATGGGCAGGATATTGTCCGCACAATTGATAAGATCCTTAAGATCAACGAGAAGCTGGATAAAAAGAAGGATAAGCACGAGAAGATCGAGACTGAGTTCCTTGTTGCCGAAGAGGTTCAGCGGCAGCGGGCCAAGGAATATAACCAGATGAAGGCGGTTAAGCTGGGCAAGGCGCTCAACAAAGAGCCTATCAAGGAAGTACGGCGCAGGGGAGACAATGCGCTCACACCATTGCTGGAGACACCAAAGGGAGCAACGTCTTGGGGGATCATGAAATGATCAATGAAAAGATGTTCCCTCATTACCATCTTATAAAGAAGTACGACACGATTGATAAGAATTTAAAATGGCGTAAGGAAATATTACGGAAGTGCGCTGAAGATGAGGAGATGGCGGCGACATTCAGGCAAATGTGCGCTGAAGACTGTTTATTCTACATTAATGCGATGTGCTGGACATTTGATCCCCGTGACCTGAAGGTGCCAAACAAGCCTTTTATAACTTACCGGGAGTTCCAGGACGCAGCTATTGAAGAGGGAATACATGCCATTGAGGAGGGTTACGATGTTGCGTGGCCCAAGTCGAGAACTATGGGAGCTTCGTGGATGGGGCTGACTATATTCGAATGGTTCTGGCATTTCAGAGACAGCTTGACCTTCCTACTTGTATCGAGAAACAAAGACTATGTGGATAAGACCGGTAACTCGAAGACTCTGTTCTGGAAAATAGACTACCTTCATATGAACCAGCCTAATTGGCTTCTCCCAACCGGAAGGGAGCTTGGACCCCGAGATCCCAATAGAAGCCTGCTCCACTTAAAGAATGCTGACACGAAGTCTGTAATAGACGGTGAGAGCACAACAGCCGATGCTGGCCGTGGTGATCGCAGAACGGCAATGTTCTTAGACGAGTTCGCTGCTTTTGAGGTAAATGACGGTTATAAGGTTTTAAACTCCACCCGGGAAACAGCCTGCTGCCGCTTCTTCAACTCAACTCCCCAGGGTTCAAACAACGCATTCTATGAGGTGGTACACAATACCGCTGCCAAGGTTTTCCGAATAGACGGGACTTATGGTCTGCATTGGTCTAACAACCCAAGATGCAACCAGGGGCTTTATACAAGTCACAAGGTAAGGGAGAGATTTGAAGTCGAGACATTAGATAAAGACTTCACCGGAAAAGTCTCAACAATGCGTAAAAGCTGGGATAAGCGACACTATTTTGAATATCCTGGGAACTATCCTTTCATCAATGATGGCAAGCTACGATCTCCGTGGTATGACGAGCAGTGTGCCAGATGTGCCTCTGAGCAGGAAATAGCCCAAGAGTTGGACATTGACTTCCTGGGAAGTGCTTATCAGTTCTTTGACCAGGAGTTTATACGTGTACTAATTAAAGAATACTGCGTACCTTATTTGATGCGTGGAAGAATAGCCTACGAGTCAGAAACTCTTGACCCATATGGATTTGAGTTAGATGACCACGGGCCTCTTTTCCTCTGGTTCAACTTAGCAGGCGATGGGAGTTTCCTCACCGACAGGTCATATTTCGAGGGCAAGCGCTTTGGCTTAGGCTCTGATGTATCGCATGGTACCGGAGCTTCGAACTCTGTTACAAGCGTTGTCAATCTTGTATCCGGGCGCAAAGTGGCGCTCTGGAAAGACCCCAAAACCGATCCCCTGTCTTTTGCTGAAGAAACAATCGCGCTCTGTAAGTGGTTTAATAATGGGTACTTAGCGTGGGATGCGTCAGGACCATCGGGGCGTTCTTTCTCAAACCGCGTAGTTGAGAAGAAGTATCACAGGATTTATTACCGCAAGTCAGAAGGCGCCGTAAGGGGGAGAGCATCGGATCAACCCGGTTACTTTCTAAACCCGGAAGATAAGGCGGTATTGCTTCGTGATTACAGATCTAAACTTCAAGACAGGCTGTTTATAAACCCCTCTGAGTCGGGAATGAGAGAGGCTTTAGAATTTATTGTTGAACCTGGTGGAAGAGTAATTCACTCAGCGGCAGCAAATAGCCAAGATCCTACCGGAGCGAGAGAGGCGCATGGCGATGAAGTAATTGCCGATGCCTTGTCGAGTCGGCTTATGACGTTGAAGTCAGGTGCTCTTGCTGCCGAGAAGCCAAAAGCTCCTTGGATGAGTCCGGCTTGGCGTTTTGAGCAGGAAGAATTAGCTACCCTTGAGAGAGAAAGAGAGGACTGGTGAACCCTCGCAATAAAAAAGAGTTTGACGGACTTACATCAGCTGTTGCCGAAAGCCGTAGAAAGCTTGGTGTGTTTCGTGAAAAGCGTAAGTCGCTTATTGAATCATTTTGTGGAAGCGAGTATTCCGACGATGCCGAGGCTAAAGACGTATATTTGAACCTTATCGCGTTGGCTACGAATATATATGTTCGCCAGTGTGCTGCCCGTGCTCCTATTGCGCGGGTGGTCACACCGCGAATGGAACTTAAGCCTTTAGCAAGTGAGTTTTCCCTTGCCTGCAAAGAGGTTGCGATTGAAACGGATCTGGGCAAGGTCTTGAGAAGAGCTGTAACGGATGCACTCTTTAGCCCAATGGCAACTGTTAAGGTGGCGCTCGAACACGGCAAGCCCGAGCAGGTCTACGGCCAAGATGTTAATACCACAAAGCCCTTTGTTAAACTCGTGAGCTTTGATGACTATGTGCGGGACATGTCGTCACGTTCGGCTTATGAGCCTGCATACGAAGGTGATGTGTACTATCTTACTATGGAAGAGCTTTATGCAAGCTTTCCCGATGCGAAGAAGATGGATTTAGCTGAAGACGATCTTGGAATGAATGATGAGTTTGGCGGAGAAAGAGCTGAAGCTATAAGTCATGGATTTGGTTCTGGTGATGATAACTTTGCAAAGAAGGTGGCAGTACAGGATCTCTTTCTAACAAAAGAGAAGCTGCTTGTTACATATTTAGTCAACCACTCAGAGAAGCCTTTGTCGGTAATTCCCTGGGACGGTTCGTCTAGGGGTCCGTACTTTAGCCTATGGTTCTCCGATGTCCCGGACAACGCGATGCCACTTCCTCCCTTTAGTTTACTTAGAAACGTCCATGACCTTGCAAACAGTCTCTTCAGGCGCATGGCAGCGCAGGCAAAGAACAAGAAAGCAGTGGCAGGCTTCTCAAACGAAGAGGCTGCGCAGCGTTTCGATAAGGCACAAGACGGACATGCAGTGTATTGGGATGGCCAGAAGCCGGAGAAAATTGAAGTTGGCGGCTTAGACCAGAGCACGTTCGCGTTCTTCCTTCAGACTAAAGACATCTTCTCTTGGGCTGCGGGGAACTTAGATTCTCTTGGTGGCTTGTCGCCGATGGCGGACACGGCAAAGCAAGATCAAATGCTTGCCACTTCTGCAAGCGCCCAGCTTAAAGACATGCAAGAGGCGACTATTGAGTTTTCAAAGAATATCTTCCGTGAAATTGCATGGTACGAGTGGACAGACCCGGTAAGGTCACGAACTCTTCAAAAGCAAATTTACGATACGGACATCTACATTCCAGTAGATTGGTCGCCAGATACACGTCGTGGAAACTTCCTGGACTTTAACTTCACGATAATCCCGCAGTCTATGCAGGAAGATAATCCCGGCGCCAAGATAAACAAGCTCAACCAGATCATGATGCAAATGATAATGCCCTTAATGCCAGCTTTCGAACAGCAGGGGCTAACAATAGATGCAAGACAGTGGGTATCGCTAATTGCCGATTACAGCAACTTGCCTGAGCTGAACCAAATATTGGTGGCACAGGATCAATTGCAGGAGGGTGGTATAGAAGGCAATCCACAGCCTACGATAAAGCCTCCGCAAACAACTCGTACCTATGACAGAGTCACGCGTCCTGGGGCAACAAGAGTGGGTAAAGAGGCGGCGCTGTCACAGACGTTAATGGGCGCAGGAGTACAGGATTCAGAGAAGGAAGCAATGACTAGAGGAGTGAGTTAATGGCAACGTATTGTTATCAAAACCAAGAGACAGAGGAATCGATAGACAGGTCTTATCCTATGGGAGATGCGCCTGAGTTTATTCTTTTAGAAGACGGAACATTGTGTAAGCGGCATCGTGCTGCTGAGTTTGCAGCTCAAGGTGGACAGAAGTCGAGCACATGGCCTATGAAGTCAATCGCGCTGGCTGTCCATCCTACACAGAGAAAACAATATACGGACTTTGCTAAGGAACAGGGAGTACCCACAGATTTTGACAAGATGGGACATCCGGTGTTTCGCACAAAGAAACATAGAAAGAATTATTCCGAACTTGTCGGAGCAACAGACTTTGACGGTGGATATGGCGATCCCCGTTGTGATTAAAGGAAGGTGAAATTATGACAGAAGAAAACGTTCAAGAGACGACAACCGAGGAGACTACCACCGAAGCCCCTGCTGTGGAAACCACAGAGGCGGAGCAAGCCTCTTTTATGGAAGAGTTGGATGAAGCGATAGACACGCACATCGAAGAGAAAGAGAACAACGATAACGAAGAAACAGATGGAAATAAAGCTCCCCTTCCAGAGATAGCCTCGGAAGAGGAGAAGCCAAGCCTTGAGAAACCCAAGGTTGAAGATAAAGAAGTGAAGCAAGAAGAGAGCAGAGAAGACGTTCCTGTTCACAACGAAGCCTTACTTGAACGTGCGGTCCGTGCTGGGCTTACATTAGCCGATGCTAACAATATGCCCGACGATCAATCTTTGTCTAATGTTATAGGCAGGGTTGAAGCCGCAAAACAAAGGAGACAAAAGGTACCAAAAGAGAAGCAAGAGACGGATCTGCTCTCTGAAATTCCAGACTTAGATCCTGAAGAGTATCCCGAAGAAGTCATCGGTGCTTTTAAGGGGCTTAAGGAGGCTGTGTCTGAGCAGCAAAAAACAATTAAAGCTCTTACGCAGAGTCAACAAAATCAGCAACAAGCGGCTATTGTCGCTCGTAACGAAGAGTTCACGGAGTGGTTTGACGGCCAAGTTAAAGACTTAGGAAAAGACTATATCGATACTCTTGGCGAAGGCGACTACAAGAGCTTGACAGCTAAAGAGACAAAGTTGGCACGCAACAAGGTTATTCGTTATATGGACCATGTTCACAACGATGCCAAAGCCGAAGGTCGTAAAGCTCCAAATGATGAGGATACGTTTAAGCTCGCTGTTGAGAAAGCGTTTCCAGATAAAACCAATAAAATTAAGGGACGAAAGATTACAAAAAAGGCCGCAGCACGCTCAAGGCAAGTTTTAAACACGCCAAGAGATACCAATGGCCAGTTCGCATCTGAGATTTACAGCGAGGATACCCGAACTGATGATGCTATTGCTGCTGTTGCGGCCATGATGGAATAGTCGTCTCAAGATAGAACGAAAGGAAAGATATTATGGCTACAGTTCTTACGCCAGAAAACATGCCCGATGCAGTCATCGCGACGATGAATAAACTCAATAAGGGTAAATGGATTGGTGAAATGACTGACTTGCAAGAGCACGTCGGCTTTAACCAAATATGCAAAAAAAAGAGAGAGCAGCAAAAGTCCGGTCGCGGAATTACTGTTCGCTATGTAACAGACCATAACAACTCCGCACAACATGTTGGGTTGTTTGGAACGATGGAATTTAGTCGTGACGATGCGATGGTCGAAGGCACAATACCTTGGTGTTATACCGACGGCAACATGGTTTATGACGAGAGAGAGCCTGCCATGAATGGCGGACCGGAAGAGGTCGTTGATCTTGTCTCGTTAGAGAACGCACGTATGCTCACATCTATGACTGAGCTGTCAGAGTCAGACGTGTGGGGTGCTCCTACAACATCTGATGATAACGATACACCGTGGGGTGTTGAGTATTGGGTAACTCAAAACGCTTCTCTCGGCTTCAATGGTGGAAACCATGCAGACTTCTCCTCCGGTAAGGCTGGGATCTCAAGCGACACCTACCCTCGGCATAAAAACTTTACAGGTTGTTATGACGACTTCCTAGACCAAGATAACACAGGGCTTATCTATCAAATGGAACAGGCTTCTGACCAATGTAGGTGGGTCGCACCTGCACCAGAGCCGGGCATGGGACGAAGTGGTTATTCTAAAGGAATCTTTTGCAATTGGGAAACTAAGTTTGGGCTAAAGAATGTTACGAAAAGCAACAACGATAGCCTCGGCTTTGACCTGAGTACAAGAGAGCCGGTCTTCCGTGGCGCTCATATTCAGTACGTGCCAAAGTTTGATGATTCTTCATACAACGATGTTGTTTACATGCTTGACTTCAACCATTTCTATGCCAAGTTCTTGAAGAACTGGTTTATGAAGAAAATCAAAGTTCAACGTCTGCCCGATCAGCCGCATTGTTTCGCTGTTATTACTTCTATGGTCTGGAATATTGTTTGTGATGACCTTCGTCGTCAGGCAGTATTTTATAAATAATTTTTGAAAGGAAATAGCTTATGAAACCCGCACAACATATTTCGCAGGCCATTAAGTATCAGAAGAAAGTCTTGTTTACTGGCACTGCTTCTACCACATACTATCGTGGCGAAGGCGTTTGTTATGACCGAAACTACGGCACCGCTGCCACTGCTGAAGGCCGTCGTGATAAATACGTAGAACCCTGTGACACATCGAATAACCTTCGTTTCGCTGGTGTATTGGATGACACAATAACTTTGGACACAACAGGCACCGCAATGGTTCTTATTAACGAACCGGGCAGTGTTTGTCATGTCGCTGCGGCGAGCGATACCACGGTTGATGTCACCGTTCTTAGCTGTCTTTGTAGTACCGGTTCTCCAGGAAGATGGAGAGCTGATGCTGGCACTTGCCTCGGGCGTGGTGCTGCCTTGGCGCTTCAAACAACTACCACCGGTATTACCGGCGAGAGCACTGATGGCACTGCTGTAGTTTCCACTGCAACCGTTACAAAAACGGGGCTTTTCACCGGTGCGGCTGCTGGCGATAAGGTTGTTATTTTAGCCTCTTCCACCGCTGCTGGTGCCGCTGGTGCAACGCAAGCCATTTATACCATTGGTAGCGTTACCTCCGCCGATGAGGCGGTGCTTACAGCTAGTCCTGGTAATGGCGACATTTGTTGCTATGTTATGAGTCCTGGCCGGCCGACTGTTTTGGCCTATCTCTACGATGGAGAAGAAACCGGGCTTATTGAATGGAAGGCGTGTCTTGCAAGCGCTGCTGCCCAGACGATGGTCGGTGGCGTGACACATATTTTTGGTGGTGTTACTTTGGCTGGCGACTCTACTTCTGTTTTGGCCGATGGGACTTTCCCTGGTCAAAAGAAAGGGTATGTGCTCTCTGGCGCTTTAACCACAAACTCATTTGAAGTTACCGTTACAAGTGGCATAGTAATGGCTGGAACCGCTCTGGCTACTATCACGTTTTCCGCAGCGCTCGATGCTGCGATACTTGAATGGTGGCACTCAGCTTGGCGTGCTACTCATGTGGTAGTTGCCGTTGAAGCTTAGGTTTTTTGATCTCTTGCGTGAGGGGTGTCTCTCGCGCAAGGGCTCATCTTTAAAGAGGTAAATAAGATGGCTGACTCTACTTTGTCTTTGAGCTTTACGGACTTTAAGGGCCAAGTCGGTGAGTTCTTAAACTACGGGTATTCCTCAACGAATTGGACAACAAACCAAGAGGCTCAAATAGAACGACTGGTTCAAGCGGGTTACAGGCAATTTCTTTATCCTCCTGCAACAGAGGGGGTTCAGCCCGGGTATGAATGGTCTTTCCTGAAACCTGTTACCACCATTACTACTGTATCAGATGATGAGGACCAGGACTTACCCGATGACTTCGGACGTTTAATTCAAGGCTTTACCTTTGCTGCCAATGCTCAGGTGCCAACTATTATTGCCGATGTCGGGGAAGCTAAAATCAGAGAGCTGCGACAGAGGTTTGATGAAGGCGGAAGGCCGAGGGTTGCTGCTGTAAGAATCAAGGCGGGTACGGGTTATGCTGGACAAAAACGAGAAGTTATGTGGTATCCAGATCCCGACGATGCTTATGTGTTGTCTTATCGTTACGATGCTTTCGTTGATAAATTAACTTTGGCGCTGCCCTATCCGCTCGGAGGAATGATTCACGGGCAACTTGTTCTCTTAAGCTGTTTGGCTGCTGCTGAAGCTCTACGCGAAGATACCAGAGGAGTTCATTGGGACAACTTCGTTAGAAACTTAATAGCTTCGGTTCAGCGCGATAAACGAGAGGGAACAAAATTCTTTGGGCAGGTGGGATGTAAGGGTGAATACGATGGGGCTTCTGACGCTCGGTCGGCCCACAGCTATTCGCTCTCGGTCGGTGGTGCCACTCTTTATCCATAATTCAGAAATGAAAACAAATGCAACACTTGGAAATAATTACAATCTTGATTGCGACTATACCATGGCTTATCTTTTTGACGGGTTATTTTGTGAGGATACATATGAAGACCAGAGAGTTAGAGAAAGCACACTATGAATGTCACACCCTAAGGATTAGAGAAGAGAGCGAAACGAACTCAAAATTAGACGCCGTTCAAATAGACATGGCGGAGATAAAAAATGATGTTAAGTGGTTGGTAAAAACGGCAAAGAATGGAGGACCAGAATGAAGATGAAATACATTTGTATAGCAAGTTTATTGGTTCTCTGTGGCTGCGGCATGATCCCTATTTCTGACGGGCAAATAGAAGACATCGCTAATGCCGTAGGTGGCGTGACGGGAGCTATAACTGCACCGGTAGCAAACTCTTTTTTCCCCGGAGCCGGGCCAGGTGCGGCTGGGTTAGTCGGCGGGTTTCTTACACTTGTCACAGCCGCAGGATTGAAATTGCTACAAAAGAAGAGCGCATTGAAACGTCAAACAGAGATCTTAGAGGTTACAAAGAAGGTTAAAAAATAATGCCTGGACCAGTACCATTAAACCCTACAGACATGGCTATGCAGGCACAAGGGCCAAGGCCCACGCCAATAGAGCCTGAGGCCGCACAGGAGTCGTCGCAGATGGAAACCTTAGCAGGTCTTCTACTGCAACACTTCTCACCTGAGGACATAAGCAAAATCCCTGGGTTGAATGTAAAGTTCCAGTCTTGGGATAAGAAGCCGCCTAAAACAATTAAGAGAAAAGAGTTCGACAACTTAGACGATGACATGCAAAGCTACTTGATGGACAAAGCGCAGAACAGCAAGGGGCTTCCTCCTTATGATTACAAGCGGGAGTATGCACAAGGCGACGAAGATCCCTATCGCTCTTCTACATATGAGGAGGGCATGTCATTTCCTTATGTGGAAGAAAAAGACAGAGTTATTAATCAGCGTGTGAGAGGAACCGGGAAAGCGGGATTCGTAAACGATACATATCATATGCCTCCCGAAGTTATAGAAGACCAAATGGTCAAAAGAAATTCGAGCCAAGATACATCCTTTCGTCCCACTTCAAAAGATTCCCTCATACGCTCACTCACGAAACAATTATCTAAAAAAGCAGACGACACGGTAGAGAAGCAAAAGAAGGCAGAGATGAAGGCAAAGTTCAGGAGCGAATACGAAGAAGAGATGAAGGTAAAGCAAAGGCTTAAAGATAAGCCACGCACAGAACCATCGCCTTTGAGTTCTACAACTTATCCTTCGCTACCTGAATATATAAAGAAAGGCATTCCTGCTGCGAGAGCGCAACGGGGAAGCGGAAACAATTATAATAAACTGCCGAACATGATTGGCAGAGCTTTAGGTTTCTAATCGGCGCGGTGTGGGATAGTCCCAGCCGCCGGTTGCCGATGTGAGGCGCCGGTCGATTAGAGAAAGAAAGAAGGTATACTATGCTCGGTAGAGTGTGCAAACTGTTAGGATTCACAAGAAGTCACTTTGATGATGGTCTTAAGCATTGGGATGCTGGAGCTACGGTTCCAACCAATGGAACGGCTGGGTATGCCATTGGATGTATCTTTATAGACACAACTGGAGGCTCAAAAGTGACTATGTATTGCAACGAAAGCACAACGAAAAACTCTTGTGATTTCAACGCGGTAGTTGACTAAAATGGCGAATAAGCGGGCTATAAATATCCAATTCCCGTTAGGTGGACTTGATAAGCGAGGGGCTTACAGGCAGCAGTCTCCATTTACAACAACAGACGCATTAAATGTAAGACCCTTCGCTACCTTAGAAGGTAGAGAGCGAGGAGGTTCCCGGCCAGGTCTGGGGATCTCCAGCTTCGACCAACTTGGTTCAGGGCCGGTCCGCATGTTGGAGGCCATGAGTATTCTATCTACTACTGCTTCTCTTGAGACTTGGAATGATAAGTTCGATAGCTACTCTCTCTCAGCTGCATGGGCAGCAGCGGCGTGGGATGTTCACCTTCCTGCTATTCTAACCTCTCTCGAATCAAGCATCGTCTATTCGGGTACCAGCGGTGTTGCTGTAAGAAGCGCATTGGCGTTTGACGAGGCAGAGACTTATCGTATTGCAATGTATGTTGCTCAATACGAAGGAGCTTACCACGGCAAGTTCAAGATATTTGCCCGTATGGACGACACAACACCAAACGTTGAAGTTGATGGCATTACCGCAGAGCTTGTCATGGAAGATGGCACGGGAGCTTACACCGGTAGCGTGACTGTTGCAGCCACAAGCGTTGACACGGTTCATGCCTTTACAGCAGGCACAGATGCTACCGCCGAGGCTGGTTGGTTTATTTTAGAGATTGCCTCTGACAATATTAGATGCTTGTGGAATGGAACGGTGGTGCTCGACACGACAGCTATCTCTGCTGCAACAGGTAAGCGGTTCGGTTTTGGAATGGAATGTACTCAAAGAGCAGGCGCATGTTTAGCAGATATCTTTGAAATTCAATATGTACCCGAAACAGTCGCTTTGCCCAGCAATACTTTTCTCGTTGCCTCTGCTGGTGGAGACATTTATAATGAAGGTTTTGACAACTCAATGACTGTTGTCACTCCAGCATCGGGTCTGGATGTGAGATCCGATGTGTCGCTTGCGGGAGTTCAGATTGGACAGAAGCTTTATATCGGCGACTATGATTTAGACGATACACGCGTTCCGAAAATATACGATCCGTTGCTTGGAACGCTCACGAATATAACAGCAAGCGCGGGAACTGTCCCAAAGGGCTGTCCTTGTATTGCCCGCTTTAGAAACCGTCTGGTCTTAGCAGGCGAGGCGAGTGCTCCTCACGTTTGGTACATGGCAAGGCAAGATGATCCCACCGATTGGGATTATGCAGAGGACGACGCACAGGCGGCTGTTGCAGGCACGTCTTCTGAGGCCGGGGTTCCTGGTGAGGCAATCAGGGCACTTGTCTCCCACAGCGATGACCATTTGATTATGGGCTGCGAGAACTCTCTCTGGATAATGCGAGGTGATCCGGCAGCGGGTGGCAGCCTTGATAACTTGAGTTTGACCATCGGGATTGTTGGTTCGCAGGCTTGGACTATTGGGCCTTCGGGGGAACTGATATTCTTAAGCCACGATGGGATATATATTCTTGCCCCTGGTGGTACTTCTTATCCTGTATCTATTTCAAGACAAATGTTACCTCAGGAACTTCTCAGTACCAACGCTTTAACATCTGATGTGATGATGGAATACGATGTCCGCGACAGAGGGGTTCATATCTACATCGTTCCCAAGACTCCAAACGATGCCGTTCACTGGTGGATGGATTGGGAAAGAAAAACCTTTTGGCCAATAACGCTCCCTGGAGGAGCAACAGCGGGGGACCATGAGCCCACAGCTATTTGTCGTCACACATCATCAATAACAAACAGCTCTGGCGTGATCCTCGGCGGCAGGGATGGCTACCTTAGAAAATTCAATAGCTTTCTCAGCGAAGACGAAGGAACGGCGTTTGACTCTTATGTAGTGCTTGGTCCTCTGCCTTTGGGCAACGATGTCTTTGAAGGTAAGCTCGTTGAGATCATGAGTGTTTTGGATGATAAAAGCAACGATGTTACATGGGAAATAACTCCGGGCGATACTTACGAAGGTGCGGTTAGTGGCACAGCTATTGATTCTGGAACTTGGACAAAAGGCTCGAACTATTCTCAAAGACCTGGTGGCCGTGGCATGGCCTTCACGCTTAAATTAACTGGCGGAGGAAAGCAGTGGGCGGTTGAGCGCATGACGGCGATCATCCAGCTTGCCGGGAAGCAGAGGTTGTTGTGACCTTAAGAGTTCCGAATCCCCAAAGCGCAGTTGAAATAAGGCGGGCCTTCAGGCAGATAGATAAATCTTATGCTCGGTTGAGTGCGTTGAATGGCGCAAGTTCAGGAACGATTACACGTAACTCGGACGACACAATAAACACGCTCACGCTTGTCTATGATAGAGACGGAGAAGAGGAGACGGAGGTTTTTACCTTCAGTTATACAGATGGAGTTTTGAGTGGACTCGTAAGAGTTGGCGGTGACGGCGGGACGAAGACGTTTACCTTTAACCATACAGACAACTTGCTTACAGACTTTGCGGTGACGTAAATGAAAAACATAGTACTTAAAAACTACAGCAATCCCGCAATAGACTGGACAAAGATCACGGCTGATAGTGCAACTGCTGCCGCTGGTAATGTCGGAGACTCTGTCGTTGCCGATTTACAAACAGCTCACGATGGGGACTTCTTTAGTCTTGCTGAAGTTTCCGCAACCCCTGGCATGGATCTCGATGTTGATTTTGTGGACGTGACTGCTTTTGGTTGGGTAAACATTACGGCTGCGTATGTGGCTAACACAAACACACATGCTGTTGCCGTTCAGCTTTACGATTGGACTGACGCATGGGATACGTTTGATTGTTTGGGTGCTTCTGTCGCTGACACCACAACAGCAGATGGATATATTATTTGTAATCACAGCTTCCTTGTCCCTGACGATTCTGCTTATATAGGCACAGGGGGAGATGTGGGAAAAGTTAAGGTAAGGTTTTATCATACAATGGGTGGAAATGCTGCCCATGATTTATATATAGATGTAGTCGCTTTATACAAGAAATAATTTTTACTTAGGAGGTTTTATTATGTCACGGATAGCAAACACGGCGACAGCACAGACACTTTTAGAGGGAGCTCTGGATGTGATTCTGGACGGTATTGACGTAGGAGGTAATGGGGCGTTGGTTTTAACGGATACAGACGGAGGCGGAGGGACTGATCTTATAGATTATGATTTGGGAGCTACTGCTTTTGCTGCTGCTGGTTTTGTCACTGATGAAGCCATAGCAGCAAAGTCTGCGGCTTTAGCTGAGTCTCCAGGAGCTAATGGAACTGTTGCAGGTTACAGAATAGAGGATGGGAACGATGCTAACATTATAACCGGCGACGCAGGGGCAGGCACTGAAGATATTGTTTTAGATAATGCTGCTGTTACTACATCTCAAACCGTCACCATATCTACGCTTACCATAGCCCTACCGGACGGAACGTAAGATGGGTATAGGATTTAAGCTGAAACCGAAAGTTAAAGGCCGAGGCTATACTTCCAACGCTGACGGGACTATTGCTGTCACATGTTTAGAAACGGGGAAGCAATTAGCGTTGACGCATGACGA